AGACATCCATAAACAATTGATCACCCGAAAGTGAAAAATCATCATGAAGCTTAAATAGAGAAGCCCAAACTCTTTGATTGGTATGGATACGTTCATTCCGATTTTCATCAGAAATCTGTTCCATAACCGCAGAGGGAACCAGATAGAAAGTAGAAACGTCAAGAAAACCTGCGTCTCTCTCACTTATCTGCGTGCGCCTCCCGTGAACGTCTAAACGTTTCACAGAAGGTTGCCAGATGGCACGTGTCTTTATCGGCTGAAGAGCTGGAATTTTTCCCACAGAAAATTGTCTGTGAACACGGTCTTGAAGACTGTATGCACAAAAAACTTCCAAACGATTGGGACCACAGACATGACCTGTTGAGGTAATCATATAAACTCGGCGAACCTCGTCAATATTTTCTCCCACATAATCAATCAATGGCTTTAAACCTACTCCCCCCAACGATTCAGATATATACCACGGAACATGAGCTTCCTTCAATGAATCACTATTGTGACGCAAAAATGCCTCATGAACCTTAAGACGTAAGTCGAAAGGACATGAATCCATTAAGGCGTGGTGCCTAGCACCAAGTGATTTATGAAAAGGACTCATTTCAGTATTTGATTCTCCCTTTTTAACGAGAACACCCTGTTTGCCACCGGATCTCGTAAGACCCATTAACAAACCCATGTTCACGTATTTGACAAGTTCGAATTCGTTGTCCCAAACACGAAATGAAGTAGAATTAATATTTGCATATCTATGATGCGTGTAGACCTTACCGACAGAGGGAACAAGACCTGCTACTAAAGCAGCGTCTTGCCAGTTCTGTGCGAAGTCTAGAGGAGCCCTGACCAGACCATCATCGCCGTTTACAACAGCGGGGATATCTCCCAGGGACTGTGACCTCAAGGACATAGTCTTCTCATATGCGTGACGAATCACTGACATATTCACAATACACAAAATAATAAAACTTACTATTGATCCCATGAGTTGACCCCAAACTTGTGGAGTCCCCTCTACCAGATGCCCTGTTAAAGCTTTATGAAACAGGATCCTAAGATCATCTGGCATTCCTACAGCGTCACAAATTTCATCCACCGCCACTTGAGACATTTCAGGATTTAAAAGATCAGTCGCAGACTTATAATCTAACGAATGAAAAGAGACCTGACGTCCCCTTAAAGACACTCTCAAGGAATGTAGTAGTAACGGTCTCACCGACAAGTTTGAAGCATCTAAACTTCTTCATTTGTCTAAGGAGAAACTTCTGCACCGGCTTGAGTACGAAGTATGTCAAAGCAGGTCCTTTTGAAATGACTCTAACCTTCAACGCTTCAGCGAGAGCAACGAGCTCTACGTCTGCAACTTCACCCAACGCGCACGTACGTACATGTTCATATATTTTCGAATAGCGCTGTTCGACAACCTTTCGGAAGTCTGTGCGTATCTTCATG